CTGACCTCGACTTTCAATTACCACCCTCCATTTCTAACGACTTCACTATACACTCCTCTCTTGACGATATTTAAATATCATACTCCTCCATTCCTGACCTCATTAACAAATCATGGGTCACTACTATTAATGTTTTTCCAACTGTTTCATCAAAAATCATCTTTTTTACGTTACGAATCGTATTTGCGTCCAAGCCAGTGGTCGGTTCATCCATAATAACAATAACGCCAGGCTTCAATATACCGCGCATTAATATAACAATTCTTTGCATACCGCCAGATAAATTTCCTCCATTTACCCCAGCATTTGCATATACTCCGTCGGGTATTTCATCAAATATTTTCAATAAATCATATTTTTTTAATTTCGCAATAACGGTTTTCTCACTTACGTCCGGATTTCCATACAACATATTATACATAATCGATTCGTTGAATAATGTTGTACGTTGGTTAATATAGTTGACATTATTACGCAAATAATCTAATTTCAGGTGACGCGTATCAGCGGAATCGATATATATTGCACCACTTTCAGGGGTATATAGCCCGACCAATAATTTCATCATGGTAGTTTTGCCGGAACCAGATTGACCTACAATCACATATCGTTTACCTGCATGGAATTCTATATTTAAATCATCATATATGTAATTATCGCGTGTCTTATCATATCTAAATTTCACGTTCTTGAATTGAATATTGCCAGCGCCGATACCCGAACTTAATGTTCGTCCGCCCTTGCTTCCAAAAATGTTCTCCAAGTAATCTTTGGAACTAGATATTAATCCTATACGATATGCGATATTATAAATGAAACCATTGTTCACGTATACAAAATTATTTAAAAATTGGCCAAGAATCATTACCATGACAATGCCTTGTGTAACTTTCACATCTTTTTTAGAAATTAAATAATACAAAAAGAGTAAACTCACGGCAAATGTCGAAACTATCGTAAAATCAGTCATAAGTGAAATCATCCCCTGCAAAGACATGATACGTTGAAGTTTTTCGCGAGATTTGTTTTCTAGAGAAGCGTTCTTCTCGATTTCATGTTCAACTGTATTGTTTAAAAATACATTCATCAAATTATCTAAGCTATCGCGCAAGTTCTCACTCACCGTTGTGTTAAAAAAGGTCTCTCTGTCAATAATTAATTTGAACAATTCGGCGTTTCCAAAATACTGGATAATAGCACAAATTATACAACCTGCCAATAATATCCACCCTAAAGTTGCATGTTGTACAAACATATATCCAACAATCATTAATGAAACAATCAGTTCGGGTAAAAATTGGCTCAATAAATATTGAAATAAATCCTTTATGTGGCGGGTCAGTTCAAGTGCGCGCGTCAAATATTCGCCGGTTTTTACATCTCTATATTCGGCTTGATATGAATTGACTGTTTTTTCGAACAACAATTGGCGCAGATACGTAAAATACCCAGGGATTAATAAGGACTCAATATACGTTTTAACGCTAGATGACAAAATGACGACTACCCATAACCCGATCAGCGCCACTACTGCACCAGGGAAATTCATTTTTGCAAGGTTCTCGCGAAAATTATAAATATCCGTGAATTTTGAAATAGTTTTAATTTGGTCAAACATCATCCCATATATGTTAGGCAAAATAACACTTTTAATTGGAAAAAATGCCAAAATAATTAGTATATATGCTATAAATGACCATATGTTCTCACTTAAAAAATCTAAAACCAATGGTTTAAATAGCATTCTTATAGTACTATTATATTATTTTGTAGAAAATTGACGGGCTTAAATATAGATTACGTGTTACAAATAATACAATCGAAGCAATGTCAGCTATAGTTACTTCCGCCGCCAATATATGCATGTTATGCGATGCTAAGTTAGGACAAACAAATATATGTACAACTAAATGTGGACATAATTATTGTTTGACATGTCTCATAACTTATTATACGGAAACCAGTTATGACTGTCCGGAATGCGCTGCACCATTGCAAAACTCGACAGAAATAGAACCAGAACAAACACCCGAAGATGAGGCAGATGAATGGTACGACCCGGATTCGGTTGGCTGTATAGATGATGTGGCAAAAATGCTCGAAGAAAGCCAGGTATCTATGTTAGACGTGTTAATTTATTATAGCGGCCGATACAACAGTCAAACTAACGAATATCGGCCAAGCCGCCGTCACGATTATCATATACATTATATTGAACGTATGGAAGAGTTGATTCAAACCGCATTTAATGAAGTCGACCGTATTCATCGAGATAGAAATTTGATTGTAGCTGAAGACGTCTTAATGATAAACGACGAAACCGAAGTCATGCCAAATGCTGAATTCACACCATCAGATGAAGAATGCTCAACAGACACCGTCGAATAAACAATCCATATACTACAAAAATAATTCATATAATTTTGACATATTGTGTGTCTTTTTTACCAGGTCACGGCCATTAGTCGCAGGTATAATATTTGTGTCGACCAACTACAACGGTTAAGAATGCTTTATTATTCGCTTGAATGCAATGTTATTGCACACTTCATGAAATTTAAAAAATTATAGAAGTAAACGGATTTGATATTATTATATTTTTAATATCAGTTGATAAAAAAGAAAAACGATCTAAATTTTTATCTTTCCACCAACTATAATGAAAGCTAATATATAACGGCACACTATATTTAACGTGTATATCAAACAAATTATTTAATATGTTTTCTTCTCCGCCTTCAATATCTACTTTAATAAGTGAAATTTCAGAAACATTTATCTGATATTTTTCTATAATATTTTCTATTGTGATTGTTTCTGCAAAATAATATTCGTTTGTAAATATATCATCGCTGTAAATTTGTGACGTAGAATCATTCATTTTTGAATTCTGTAAAAATATATTTTTACCAAACTTTACTTTAATATTATCAACATTAAAAATTGCATTGTTTATTAGTGTAAAATTATTTGTGCAGTTTGTTGTTAAATTAATCATCATATCATTCAACGAATTATTATCCGCCTCAATTGAATATACATGTTTTGATTTTCTTGCTCCATACATAGCGGTTGTTCCAATCCACCCACCAATATCGATAAAAATCTTATCCTTTGATAAATATTTATCAAATATTTCGAATGTATCGTTTTCCCAGCCACTATAAATATTTTTCCAGAAAGATAAGTTTTGATTGCTTTCATTGTTTTCAATTAAAAATAATTCATTGTTTTTATAAATTTTTAAATATTTATTTTCAGTGTGTGATCTAATTATTCTTGATATTGTTGAAATGCTTTTTTCAGTACTAATACTGTTTATATATTTTTCATATACACTATATATATCATGTTCTGTATACCAAGGCAAATGTTTTGCTGTAAAATCTCCTGCAATTCTTATATCACATGCATTTTTAAATGTATTATTCTTATCAATTAAACAAAATGTCGTATCTATATTGGCGTTATATAATTCATAGTTATCATCGTGTATTTTATTTTGCCAAAACTGTTTTTCCCAATCATAAATGGATAAATTATTATAATAATTGTTATCTTTATAAAATTTTTCAAAATCAGTTATATTTAAAGCAAACCCAATTTTAGATGTTTCATATTTATCTGATAAACCCGATAATATTTCAATAAAATTACTTGGAATATTTTCATTCAATTGTAAGTCTGGGTCGGTTAATATAAATTTATTAGGTAAACCATCATATATATGTTTATTATTATATGGTGTAATCCAAGGACCATTATTACCCGAATTATTTATAACTTTAACATCAACATTGTTTAAAAAATTTATAGTATTTAAACATGTGCTGTTATTATTTAAAATTTGAATATTTCTATAATATTCCTTATTTATCTTTAAAATTTGTTTTAAAGTATTATTAACATATTGATAATTATTATAACAAATAATTATTATTGGAATTTCCATAATATATAAATTATATAAATTATTCTATTTATATTACTTGCACTATTGAACAGTTAGTGAGAATATATGTTATTACATGTGGACGTTATGTATAAAATCGTTAACTCTTTCTCTAATAAACAATTTAAACTAACATAACCAAATACTATATTGAATCGACGAATCATGATTGACAAATTTTTTGATTACTACGAAAAACTAGACATTATAATCAACAATAATGATAGTAATACCAAGGTTGCTGTGATAATAGAACCACGTAATCATAAATACCTAGTTGGCGTTATAAAACAAACAATGGACAAACTTGGAGACACGTGGAACTTGCGTATATTTGGAAGTGGCAAAAACGCGGCTAAAGTAAAAGAAAATATAAAGGGCACATATACATTCGTTAACATGCGCATTGATGATTTTGTTTCACCGGATGCATATAGTTTATTTATGCAAAGTAAGCAATTTTGGGACAAAATACCCGAAGAGCATATACTTATTTTTCAAACAGATTCTTTCATATTATCGAATAATTATAGTATACCACTAAAATATGGATTTATAGGCGCGCCGTATTATTATGGATGTTACGACAAATCTGGTAATGTTATTAATGTAAATTCGCCGTTTAAAGGTGGATATAATATAAATGGTGGGTTTTCATACCGAAACCGGACGGTCATGATAGATTGCATAAATAAAGTAACAAACAATGATATAATAAATTATAGAAAGAAAAATGGGTTGATTATCGATTATTTTATTGATAGACTAATAATACCAGAAGATGTATTTTTTACAAACGCTATCGCCGTGCTTGGTCATCCAATACCAGTTGGGTCAACATGCGAAGAAACTGAATGTATAAAATTTTGCATACATCAATGTTATGAAGATTCGATTAACATGAACAATGAATTAATAAGTACAGGGGCGAAACCGTTTGGCATTCATCCGTTTGATAAATTTAATAAGGATGTAATTGACAGATTGTGTATAGATGCATTATTGCAGACATTGCAGACAAAAATACAATTATTATGTGGTTCATTTCAAGATGAAATGCCTGAACAAAAAATGGCAATCAAGTATTTGACCGGAAATGAAAAGGTCCTTGAAATTGGAAGTAACATAGGAAGAAATAGTATGATTATATCCAAATTGTTGACGGATAGTGCGAATTTAGTAACGTTGGAAACAGACCCAAATATTGTTCCTATTTTACGTGAACATAAACGGATTAACAACCTCAACTTTCACATCGAACATGCCGCATTATCATTGCGCAAACTCGTGCAAAAAGGATGGGACACGATGCCGAGTGACACAGTTCCAGACGGGTTTACACCAGTTAATATAATATCTTATGCAGAATTACAAAAAAAATATAATATGAATTTTGATACATTGGTTGTGGATTGCGAAGGAGCACTTTATTATATTTTGTTAGATATGCCTGAAATTCTAGAGCATGTTAAGTTAATTATAATGGAAAATGATTATTACAACGAAGCGCACAAGAAATACGTAGATGATGTATTGCATGGGCACAATTTTAACGTTGTATACTCGGAACCACTTGTTGGATACGATGGATTGTTTACGCATACACGAAATGAGTTTTATCAGGTATGGAAAAGAAACGAATAAGTTGCATAAGCAGATAAACAGATAAACATTGTATTATTATACACTGTTTATACATGAGTAGGTTATGGTGCGGGTGGGATAGGTGCATGCAATTCGGTGCAATTAGTCAGTTATTTTCTTATTGTATATCATAATGCCACTTTCTCAGCGAATATATGCAGACAATTTGAAACCCGGCAAAAAGTATTTAATCGAAGTACAGTGGAATTTAACAAATAATCTACGGATGCTCAATACTACAATATTTACAGGGTTGTTCGTAGATTATGTATATGTGCGCGGACGTACGCGGTCATTTGACAGTGGACTCCAATTGCTATTGTCGAGGTCACGATTTGAAATAATAAAACATTGCCGGGTCCACATCTATGTAATTCTACAATATCATACGGAATAAATCCCAAATCGTCTAATTTGGCTATATGTTCTAAAAATGTAGGAGTTCCCTCGTTATATTGACATAAGAACGGCATCTCCAGAATAATGAATTCTGTATTTTGAATTAATTTTTTACCACCTTCTAATACTTTCAGCTCTGCTCCCTGGACATCAATTTTGATAATTTCAAAAACCTCATTGTTATTAAATAAGGTATCAAGTGTGACACATGGTCGAGTATTCGGTACGACATCACTAAAATGTTGTGTTAGTTCTTTCATAATAGAATCACCGGTATTACGTTTTTCATACCATTCTACATTGCCATTGTAGTCATTTATAATAGTATTAATTACAGTAATATTCGGTTCGCCTGCATATCTGGATAATTCTTTATACGCAATCGGTTCAATTAATGTAAATCGGCATGACGGAAATGTACGTCGCGCCATTTTTGTCCAAATTCCCTTTTTCTGCACCTATATCTAAAATATTGTGTGGATTTATCCCATATTTTATTAAATTCGAAAATAGTTCCATGATGATAATTATAATCATTACGGTTTAAACAGTTTCATGATTAGTTTATATCAACGACTTGTAAGACCGCATTTATGTTATCGTTAGGTTTGGTATAAAACAGCGGTGTTATTAAGTTATTAAATTGGCTCATCACCAATTCGGGTGTATATTCTCTATAACAATTCCAATCCTCATGTTTAGCTATTATTTGCTTTATATTTGAAAATATATCGATAAGTTCGTTCATGTTATTATATGTAATTGCTTTATCTTTCAAAATTAAAATGTGCTCTAAATCGCCGCATGGACATGTGATTATAGGTTTATTTCTTATTGAAAATTCGGCAATAGCTAAACCGAATGTTTCTCCGTCTCGGCGTGCATGAATCATTGCGTCACATGTGTTTATGAATTTTGTTTTATAAAATAAGTCTACACTCCTTTCCAAGTAAATTATGCGAGGATGATTATAAAATCGTTTTGTATTCATAAATAAAAAATATACATTGTTATTTGCCGAGTTTAATAAAAATTGTTTAATTGCATTACGAGCAATCGATAAATCAAATTGGTGATATCCACCATGTCGTCCTATTACAATAGCATCTACTGGTAGATGTAATTCATCTCTAAGATTCTCATTAATATTCGGTAAATCAACTATATGTGGTAATACTGGGATATTTGTATGAAAATTATTATTTAAATGGCTACTAATAGATAAATAAAGGTCACCTTCCGGATTTCGTGTATTAAATACACAATGTTTAACTGTTTTGCAACTGCCCCATATCGTATTGTCATTAAATTTGTAAAAGTCTGCACCTCCGTGCGTAAGAGTATAGAATATATCCAACTTATAAGTGGTTATTACATTCTGCATCTCCGCTATATCATTAATTTCAATAATTTCAAATCTCGATTTAAATTTATCATATGATGCCCGTTCTAATGGAAACCCAAACTGTTTCTGTGTAAATTCTGTAAAGCATATTATATAACTCGCATTATGTAATATATCTTCATTGTACTTCGCATAATCATATGCAGCAACTTCCGTTCCGCGCTCAGTAAAATGTCTTATAAAAAATCCAATTTTCATATAATAATATAAATTATTGGTATACATATTATTACTATAATTCACGCACAAATACATGATGTCCTTTTTTCACCCAGTCTGCATAATTACACTGGTGGAGGTCTTCTCCGCACAATAGAATAATTTCATTTGGGTTATAGATTGTAGATACTAAATCATAATGTGGCATTCCGCGATGATATGAACCATAAATGACACAATCAAACTGTTTTGCCTTAATGCGATCCTCGATTGACATATCTAAACTATCATCATGCATGGTTGAATCAAGTAAATTAGTATATGTAATACCCCTCCCATATAATCTATCATATCGTATGTCGTTTGATTTATATATGTGTGAAACTTTAGGATAATCATGACACTTTGTCCCATATATAGTTTTTAACCCATGCAGCGTAACACATCTCAAATAATCCGGAGCAATGTCTCCAGATAAATATAGAATATTACTAATACTCGACATGTTCGCTTTTTCTAATACATAGGTTGCTAATTTACTTGTTGTCAAATGTTCTCGTATATAATCTAAAAACTTATCACGTAACGTGAAATATAATTGGGTATCTTCATCGTTCGGCCCAACATTGGAATATGATTTTATTTTATTATACAATAAATTGCCTTGGACGGTCAACTCTTTTGGAAATAATGCCATTGTATTAGGAGGGCACTTTTCTATATCTGGGAAATACGGTACGCATCCGTTTGCTAAGATTTCGTAATGTCTCATACAATCCCATCCTCCCTTCTTTGTCGTCATGGCGAAGTACGACCGTTTATATTCATTATAATAGTCATCTTCAGTCTTATATATATATGTTGACCGCCGGCCGGGTATTAAGCTTGATAATAATTTGTCTTTTGCAGGAACACAACTACATATTTTTTCTTCGGGAATAGAAAATGTAATAGGATGTATCATTGTAACCGCTAATATATTCATCTTTATATTACGTTTATACATGTTTGGAGATAAAAAATATTTATATAATTTTCATTATATTTGTTGTAATATTTTTGTGAAAACCTAATTATCAAAAGGTCTATACAAATAACTCTTTCACTAATAAACAATTTAAACTAACATAACCAAATACTTTATTTGACATGTCAATCATGCTTGACAAGTTTTTTAATTACTACGAAAAACTAGATATTGTAATCAATAATAATGATAGCAATACTAAGGTTGCAGTAATTGTAGAACCGCAAAATCACAAATATCTAATTGGCGTTATAAAACAGGTGATGAGTAAACTGGGGGGCACGTGGAATTTACGTATATTTGGAAGTGATAAAAATGAGGCTATCATAAAAGAAAATATAAAAGGAACGTATACATTTGTTAACATGCAATTTGATGAATTTGTTTCGCCTGACACGTATAATTTATTTCTTCAAAGTAAAGAATGTTGGAATAAAATAACCGAAGAACACGTGCTTATGTTTCAACCAGATTCTTTCATATTAACAAATAATTATATTATACCACCAAATTATGGGTTTGTAGGCGCGCCTTACTCGTATGGAATTCACGATAATTCTGGCAATTTTATTGATATAACTAGTCCAACCCAAAATGGGTATAACATAAACGGTGGATTTTCATACCGAAACAAACAGGTGATGTTAGATTGTATAAATAATGTAACATGCAATGACATAATAAACTATAGACAGCAAAACGGGTTAAATATCGAATATTTTAATGCCAATGTAATTCTACCAGAAAATGTATTTTTTATGAATGCCATGGCTGCGTTGAACTATCCATTGCCAACGACTACGGATACGGTTCTAACCGACTGCGCAAAGTTCTGTATAAATCCAGCACAACAAGATGCGATTAATGCAAGCAATACAATAATAACTACCGGGATTAAACCATTCGGAGTCCATCAAGTAGACAAACTCAATAAGGATATCATTGACAATTTATGTATAGATTCAATGTTACAAACAATACACTCACGATTGCGAATACTCCGCGGATCATTTCGAGACGAATTACCTGAACAAAGGATGACAGTTAGATATTTATCTGGAAATGAAAAAGTACTTGAATTAGGTAGTAACATAGGTAGAAATAGTATGGTCATTGCTAGTATATTGAATGACAGTTCGAACCTCGTGACATTGGAATCTGACCCAAAGTCTATTTACATATTACAAAAAAATAAACAAATAAATAATATGAATTTTCATATAGAAAATGCCGCATTATCTACGCGTAAGCTTGTGCAACGAGGGTGGGAGACGTTCCCGAGCGAAACGGTCCCACCTAGACATAGGGCGGTTAATATAATATCTTTTCGTGAATTACAAGCAAAGTACAATATGAATTTTGATACGTTGGTCGCGGATTGTGAAGGCGCTCTTTATTATATTTTATTAGATATGCCTGAAATACTAGAGCATGTCAAGTTGCTTATAATGGAGAATGATTATAGCAATGAGCTTCATAAAAAATACGTAGACGAGGTATTACGTGCACATAATTTTAATGTTGTATATGCAGAACCCCTTCTTAGTCATGAAGGGGCATTTCCACATACGCGAAATGAATTCTTTCAGGTATGGAAAAGAAATGAATAATTTGCATGAATAAATAAACATATAAACATTATATTACAGTGTTTATACGAGTAGGTTGTGTACAATTAGATGCATTTTGTAAGTTATTTTCTTAGTGTATATCACAATGCCACTTTCTCAGCGAATACATGCAGACAATTTGAAACCAGGTAAAAAGTATTTAATCGAAGTGCAATGGAATTTGACAAATAATCTACGGATGCTCAATACTACAATATTTACAGGGTTGTTCGTAGATTATGTATATGTGCGAGGACGTACGCGGTCATTTGACAGTGGACTCCAATTGCTATTGTCGAGGTCACGATTTGAAATGGTATTTAACATCGATGGAACAAATAGCAATATTAGCTCCGTAAATAAATTTTATGAAATCCTCACGCCGAGCTCAGCCGAGTTGGCTAGTGTGTATAGTATATACACATTACCATTACCAAACGACATTAAAAAGGAGATTAATTATTTTATAGGGAACCGCAAAAAATTATATTACAGAAGGTCATCTAGATGTGCAGATTTACAAATGAATAATCCGCGTCTGGGCCGTTATTTTGAAAAGCAGGCGAATCACATTTCCAACCTAAACTCTCTATAAATGGTAGCGATTCGGTTACTGTCGGTGCATCTCGATTATAGTTACTATGTTGAAGCTCTACGATTAGTCTCTTCGCATGTTTAATAGTTTCTAGTCCGCCCTTAAGTATGTCAACTTCGCAACCTTGCACATCCATTTTAATAAAATCGGGCAAAGGAAACCCTCTATTTTTTACAACAGCATCTAATGTTTGTGTTGTCATTTCTATGAATTTATTTTCTGGAAAATATTTTTCAGGTTCAAAACTCCCAATTTCCTTATAATATGAATTTCCTCCGGGCAAATAATCATTTTGATAAAAATTTACTACATTACCATCGACATTGCTCAATGCACCAATATTGTAAAGAGACCCATCTTCAATATATAAAAATTCAGCAGGCCGAAAAGCATCAAACAAAACATATGTCGCATTTGGCCACAACTTCCTTGCGACCTGAGTCCAATGAAGTACACACGAACCTATATCATAAATAACCTTCGGCTCAAATCCGTTTTGTTTTAACTCCATTAAATAATTTTGATGATTCGCTGGAATTAAATCACGTTGTGATAAATTCTTCAAATGATTTTGCAAATGAGATGTACGCCCTAAATTATCGATATCCGTCATAATAGATTATAGAATTATAATTTAATTCGAAATTGGACGAATCTGCAAGACAATATAATAATTATAAAAGCAATTATTATATCGATTTCGCGTACATGTTATTTTTGTTTATGTTATATATTTTTTAGTTGATTATTTTATGTAATTTTTATTTATTCGTTTGGTTAAACAGTGGGGTAACTACCTTGCATCAACATGCCACATTGTCCATTGCCACTGTTGTATTTGCTTCCTCTGCCCAACATAATGTATCCTCCTGCACCCCAGCTGGTGCCCCAAGAGTTCTTTACCAAATAATAATCTTCTCCATTCAATGAACCATATCCAACCACCAAGACGCCATGGTCAAGATTTGTTCCGCAAGCTGCAGAAAACACACCGGACTTGTACAACTGAAACTCCTTTTGGTCGGCCTCGATGGCAATGGAAACTGGCTGTTTCGCCAAAGCCGCCATCATCGCTGAATCAGAGCTTGCAGTAACATCGGTATAAGTCGTCACCTTGCTGTCATCAACCAATGTGCATGTTGAACGGCATGTGCCAGCAGTCTTGGTTACACCGGAAGTGTATGGATAATCAGCCTCAGTGCAAAGACCATTATTCTTGTCAATCCACTCGAACGCATTGTCCATCAAACCGCCATTGCATCCCATGTCCTTGCCACCATTCTTGTGGTTGTCACAGTCAACCAACTGTTGCTCGGAGAAGGAATGAAGTTTACCATACTTCACAAAAAACGCACCTTCAAGCGAACCAGTGGTAGAGAAGGACCAGCACGAACCGCACTGACCCTGGTCCTTTACGGGGGTAACACCACCCGCAGTAACCCAGTTCACAGAAGCGGGGCTGCTAGTAAGTGTAGCATCAACATTGTCACGTAAACAGTTCTTTACGCACTTAACGGTAGACAACTTCGACTCACTGTCAAACGCCTCGACACAACCGGTCAAGCATTTCACCTCCTCAATCTTGCCAGAATTAATACGACCGAATAATTGCTTCGAGTTGTTCTCAAATCCCATATATTGGCTAAATTCGTTGGAATCCATTCCGGAAAAATGGTTATGACCAAGTGTGTATGTCAAATTGCGAGAGTTAGTTGTCTCGATAACCTTATCATTCTCTACCCAATTACGGAACAAATGAAGTTTGTGGTCGTGGTCATGAATCTCTACGCGGAACTCGTCCAACCACTGCTCAAATCGCTCACTAAAAACGGGGCGCAAATTAGCAGCAAACGCTCCCGTCATCATCAAACAAACCAAAATAATCTTGTACATTTTGATTATATATATATCAAAACAAAATAATCATTAAGTTGTTTTGATAAATTATATTCATTGTCACTGCATTACAGTAACACTTACATATATCACACATCGCATAATTGCAGTCGTATTTTCTTCTTGTATGAATGTTCATCTTCAAACAGAAACATTTTAAACTCATAATAGGTGTAATTCGACAAATCGCGTTGGCAAGTTATTCGCGATAGTAATTTCGGCGTATCCAAGTAAACCATGTATGTGTATAGACCGTTTGTCTTTACCATTTTATCAAATACGATGCCTTTGTGTACAGTATCCAAATATCCGGGATTATTTACACACTGATATAGTACATTACAGTCAGTTTGTACTTTACGTATAGACCGCATGGTTGCATTTACGTATTCCATATCATTTATCCAGTTATCAAAAAAATCACACGCGGGTTTGCTTATGGTTTTAACCAATCCATATTCACGAAAAAGACACATTTGATTTAACAAGTCAATTAATCTGCGGATTGGACTGGTAATATGAATATATGGTTGTGCGGACCCTTTGTTGTTTGTTGTTTGTCTAAATGACTTTACCCCGATTAAATCATGCACCAATGTTTCAGTTTCATTATAAACCACGTATTTTCCGGTAGTATTATTCCACGATTTAATAATTCTACCCGCGTCCTCGCTGACATCGACATCATATAACGCATCAATGTCTTTGTATGCATCTGCAAACACAACCGACCGAAATATTCCAACCTTTCTGTCAAGTAAATTCAGTCCTGTATACGAATTCATTTGCACCATCCAATGTGCAACTACATCATGACTATCTTTGACCGTTTTATCCATTAATTTGGAAAGTTGAAACAGCTCGTTGTATCGAGTATTGGTTCCGCTAACCAATTTGGGTTCTTCATATCTATAATTTTTCTTCACACGAATAAGCGTATTCTTATATTGAATACGGTCTCGGTCAATAGTGCCGTCCATGTCAATGCAAAACTCCATTGACAATGCAAATCTATCTTGTTTTTCTTGTAAACTGCATAGTGTGTCTGTTAAAATGGTCGGCAACATGGGCCGCCGATGGTCTGGCAAATAAATAGTAGAAACCCGCTTGCTGAATGTATTCCACAGACCCAATGTTTCTAGCCAGACAAATACATTGGCGATATATACAGTGACTTTCCATCCACATTGGACATTGTCGATGTGTTCATGCTCAATATGAAACCCGTCATCAAAATCCGTACTATTTTCGGGGTCAATCGTAAACACATATCGTTCGCGATGGTCCTCGATTTGAAAATTCGAATTCTTATGAATGGATACGATGTATTCGTCTTGCGTTTTCTGTCGAAGCACGTCGGTCGCTTTCTTGGTGAAATCCGTGAGAGATACGTGTAGACTCTTGCAATATAGTTGATATTCGAAAAAACAATCCAAATTGTCTACGTCTCCAATCGTTTCCGTTAACATACCATACGGATGCTGATGTTCCCAGTTATCAAACATAAATGTCACGAATTTGTTTTTTTGGACTTTGGAGAAACCCACTTTTATGTCATATGGCACTAAAAATACAGGTAGATGTATGTCGTCTGGTATACATCTATACAGCAGCCGCTTTTTGTTTTCAGTTCGGCCAAATGTTTTGTTGTCTTCTAACATAAGAACTCCTGCCAGCTGTTTACTGCTGCGTACTAATGACCGAACCACATTAAGTTTGTTAGGTAAATCTGGACGAAATTCGAAAATATCATCCATGAACATTTTATGTTCGAGTGGCCGTATTTGATTCAACTCTGGAACTATATTTGGGTCTATTTCTTTTCGGTCTTCTACATTATAAAACAAATGATTTGAATAATTGCGGTCCACAATAACGACGCGATAGAGATTCATTTGGTTGGGTTATACATATAATATACCGGATTGGTTTCATATCATTTTGTAAAATATTTATGCGACAGCGACGTCGCCATTGACCACATTATCACCGTCGCAGTCCACTTCATTTATTGGTGTTAGTACACATTTCCCTTCAAAACGATTACAGAGATTGATATTTGAAATGATGTTATAATTAAATCCTGAAAATAAAAACTATTCCAAAAAATTGAATTAAAATATTTATTTAATTACATGATATATTGAAATAAAATGGTTAATTATACCAATACATGTATTTATAAGTTATATTGTCTAGATGATAATGTAAAAGATTTTTATATTGGCTATACTACAAATATAAAAGGTAGAATGGACGTTCATCGAAGAGTTTGTTTGGTTAATACTCATAAAAGCCATAATCAAAAAACATATAGAATTATTCGGGAAAATGGTGGTTGGTCTAATTGGGACTATGAAATCATTGAAACCTTTAGTTGTAATAACAAAGAAGAAGCAATAGAAAAAGAAATATATTATTTTGGTAAATTAAAACCAACAATGAATACAAATAAAGTTTAACATTTGAAATGAGAAAATGTGTAAAAGTAATAGATGTGCCATATTTTTAATGGTTTGTATAAAGGACAATGTCATAGCACCTTCCATTTCTAATACCTCACTTTTCTCGATGGGATTCAGCAAAATCGTTGTATAGAGTATAGTTACCAACTTTTGTGTGGAAATGACATTGGTATAATTAGCTGTCTCGATAAATGATTTCTTGCATTCGGGACTAATTATATATTCACTTCGATTAGTATCGACGAACTGCATTATCAATCTCGCCGTCCACTTCATTTATCGGCGTTAGTATGCATTTCCCTTCAATGTAATAATGTGTTTCATCCAATATCCACCCGCCTTCGTTTTCCATAATGTACGGGTCACAATCCATTATGGTCAATTCCACCGGACCATCTTCACCATCGTCTTCACCATAATTATAATCAGTTTTAACTTCTGCACATGCAGACTCTAATATTTCGTTGACTTCATCTTCGGTATAATCATGCTCATCTTGCAAGTCCACATACACATCACATGTGTCAGTCGATTCGCGAAATTCATGTTGATATTCTGTCAAATATATGCCTTCCGTTTCTAGTACGTCACATTTCTCGACCGGATTCAACCAAATCGTCGCAGAACCATTCCGCCAAACCGTTGTATAGATTATGGTTACCAACTTTTGTGTAGAAATGACTTTGGTATAGTGAACAGTTTCGATAAACGATTTCTTGGATTCGGGGCTAATTATATATTCACTACGAGATGTATCAACGAACTGCATTTTATAGATATAATAAATAATCGTAGTAGTTTTATATGCATTATACAGTATATTTTAGGTGTACATACTGTTGCGTAAAAAATTGACATTTCAAATAAAAAAAGTATTTCTTGTATATTAATCAAACATCCCGTTTAAAATGAACACCCAATCTATTGTAGGAGTCCCGTCCTTCGGTTCCAAGTTGAAACAAACGCGGGCGTCTGGGTACACTGCAATCAATGCAATGTTGGACATTAATGACAATGTGTTAGGAAAGGCAACACATATTAAAAATACATTTCGTATAAACCATATTACCAAAAACTGTGAAAGCATTCTCATCAGCGATGACTATTTGGATGGGTTCACTGACATAAACAAAACCGGCTCGGGTAATCCGTTTAATTTTGGGCATATGCGCACCGGGCATTCGAATGACACCGAAACTTCGGAGTTTGGTACCGGTTTGAAATCCGCTGCCGTGGTATTAGCGAATGTGTTTACAGTTTATACCAAAGTTGGTAATGCATACAAAAAGGTACAATTTAATTTCGAAGAAATGGCGCAAGATGCCGACCCGACCCACAGCTATGAACCATGTATATACACGGATATCACAGAGGACGAATATGTTGCAAATCATACTGCAGTGTCTGGGTTCTCTACCGGTTCCACAATCGTTCTAACAAAACTAACACAAATCGGTGAAGAGCTCGTTGTCAAGGATATAGAGAATGAGTTGAGATTAGCCAATTGTCGAGCTATAATAGCAAATCATATATCCATACAAATACAGATTGACAATGCAAATCCGTATGAATTAAAGCCAATAACAGATATATTCACAAACGCGAAATGCAATGAGCGTGCTATTACTCATCACATACATGTCGCGGTTGAACCTATTACAAATAACATCGTCGATATTGTAATCGAGCGTTCACAAACCAACAAAAATGCTACTTATTTCGAATGGAATAAAAATGATAAAAAGGTGCTGGTGCCGTTCGGCAAAAAACTGCAATTTAATGACAGATTGGACAAAATACAGAAACGTTATACGGTTTGTCTGTTGACAATGAAATCGACAAGCACATATGATACAGATTATCGTGATGATAATGGCGACATTTTCCTCTTTTATAATAAAGTTCGTATTGTTCGCGGTGAGCGCCGATATGATGATGCTACATTCATTAAACAAGACAATGATGGTTATTGCAATCATATTTACAGCGAATTGACGTACACCAGCAAACTAATCAACCCACATATCGGTATGTTATTTAACAAGAAGATTAATGTTCATATCAATACTGGTTTAACACAGGTTATCGGGTATATTCAAAAAGTAGTAAAAGGAAAATGCTATTTACACAAGGAGCGTTTTGAACAAGTTATAATACCGAGACAACCAGTCCTTGTCATTCGAGCGCCAGTGCCGCCCGTTCAAGTTCCCGTGCCGCCCGTTCAAGTTCCTATTCCACCGGTTGAGGTTCCTATTCCACCCGTTCAAGTTCCTATTCCACCCGTTCAAGTTCCTATTCCACCGGTTGAGGTTCCTATTCCACCGGTTGAGGTTCCAGTGCCACCCGTTCAAGTTCCAGTGCCACCCGTTCAAGTTCCAGTGCCACCCGTTCAAGTTCCTATTCCACCGGTTGAGGTTCCAGTGCCACCCAGTCTAGATGAATATCTTATCAAAATGCTTACACCCATAATACAGAGCAGTTCAAAATCATCAACCTCTATACTAGATTTTCATTTACAGTGCACTACTGTTATAGAAGAGTTATATCATTTATATGTAAAATAATTTGCCAGGCAGGTTACACAAATGACCGGTGTAATTACGTATTTCTTCGCATATCTTTTGTATATATTTTTTTATGTATGCTATGTATATACCGTCGTCGTTTTGTGATGTTTTATTTGTTTCGAAAATTACGACAATATTATCATGGCAGAGAGTGTCGCATATTCATTATTTCATTTTTAGTATACGTTATCATAAATATGTTCGAGAACTACATTCATTATAATATAGGCAAAAACCAGGAATCCTGGTATCAAATCGAATTTTCATCGCCTTCACAATTAGACTGGGCCAAAATCGCAATAGTAATGTTGGTGTTCGCATTGTTACAAGGTATTTTTACAATAATAATCGAACGGTATTTGGGTAACTAATACAATAGTTCGTAAAATACATTGTTTATATTTGTATACAAATAAAATGCGTTCGTTTGAGAACATGATGGTTGCATGTTCTCAACTCTAATAAAACATCATGAAAACCCTAATAAAACGAGTGTCTTATATTTTATCAGTAATCCAGGTTCTCCATATGCCTCCAAAAGTTTATAAGAAATATACAAAGAAGTCCTCATCGTCTGCATCGACGGTCCAGATTAGCACACATGCAAAATATCTGTTTATTGTCGAATCACCGTCGAAATGTGCAAAAATAGAACATTTTTTAGGCGAAGAATATTGTTGTATTGCGTCAAAAGGGCATATTAGAGCAATCGAGGGTTTGAAATCGATAGACACTAAAAATACGTTCGAGCCAACGTTCTCAATAATCACTGAAAAAAAGGACCATGTAGCACAAATGACAAAAATCATATCCAGGTTCTCTTCTTCCAACATTTTTTTAGCAACAGATGATGATAGAGAAGGCGAAGCAATAGCATGGCACATATGTATGCAGTTCGACCTTCCAATCGAGACAACAAAACGCGTTATATTCCATGAAGTAACCAAAGACGCCATACAATCATGTGTGAAAACCCCCACTATCGTTAACATGAACTT